CGTCTAACATGCCCTGGAAAGTTGCAGAAGGTGTCGAGGGCTGCGAGGGTTTCGCAGTCGTCAAGGAAGCCAACAACGAAGTTGTCGGCTGCCACATGACCAAGGAAGCCGCCGATGCTCAGGTTGCCGCGCTTTACGCGAATGAAGGCGACCAGGCTGGCGGTACCCCAATGGCTGAGTCGGCTGAGTCCGCCAAGAACGGGTCTGTTGTCGACGTTCTCCTTATTGCCCCTGGGACGAGCAAGAATCGACGCCGCTATCCAGCGGACGTCCTCAAGGCTGCCGTCCCTCTGTTTGAAGGTGCGCGCGCATTCGCCGCATCTGGTCCTGACCACAACGATCACGAGCGTGGTGTCAAGTCCCTTGTGGGCTGGTATTCCAACGCTCGCTGGGTCGAGGGGCAGGAGCACCCAACCAGGAAGGGCGCCAAGATCAGCGGCGTTGCCGCAGAATTCAACATCAGCGAGTCGGCGCCTTGGCTCCGATCGCTGGTTAGCGACGCGATTAAGCGTGGCAAGCCTGACCTAGTCGGGTTCAGTATCGTGGGCGAGGGCGAGACTGCGGTTGTACGCGAGTCTTCGTCGAAGCGCCCAATTATCGAGGTCCGCCGCATCAACGCGATTGAATCCGTTGACGTGGTGGTCAATCCTGCGGCAGGAGGCACACCGTTGCGTCTTGTCGCCAGCAAGGAGAGCCAAGTAGTGGATTTCGCTGCGCTCACACTTGCCAGCGCAACCGCTGCGTTGGCGAAGGGCGAGATTCTTCCTGATGAACTCAAGGAGAAGCGCCCTGATTTGCACGACGCCATTGTGAATGGCGCCGCGCAGCCGTCGGAGACGGTTTCTCCAGAGGCTGAGGCACCTGCCGCGGAAGTTCCCGCTGCAGAGGTTGCTGCACCTGAGGCTGCTCGTGCAGCCGAGGTTGCTGCTACGGCTGCAGTGGCAGAAGGGCGGCTTGCCGCACTTCGTGTCCCTGAGGTTGTCAAGGCGCGTGTTCGTACCGCAGTTGCGGGCAAGAAACTCACTGAAGCAGAGGTGAACAAGGTGATCAAGGAAGAGGCTGACTACGCAGCAAGCGTAGCGAAGCCCGAGATCACGGACGCGGGTACCGCGGTCGTGTCGGGCATGGTGAGCGAGAAGGAGCGCGTCACCGAGGGGCTTTACGGCACCCTCGTGGGTAAGAACCACGACTCCCTTAAGGGCTGGTACGTTGGTCTTACGGGCGACTCGTCGATGACGGGTCGCGTCCAGGAGTCCAGCCGCCTGTCTGAGGCACTCGACTCGACGTCGTTTGCTGAGATTCTTGGCGACTCGATTCGTCGCGCACTCCTCGACTACTACACCCAGCCTGGTCTGGATCAGTGGAAGAAGATCGCCACGACCGTTCCGCTCCGCGATTTCCGCACCAACCGCCGCCAGCGCTTTGGTGGCTACGGGAACCTTTCGACCGTTGCTGAGGGTGCCGCCTACGGCGCGCTGACCAGCCCAACGGACGAAGAGGCAACCTACGCGCCATCGAAGCGCGGTGGCACGGAGACCGTCACCATGGAGATGATTGCGAACGACGACCTCGGCGCACTTCGGGACATCCCGAAGCGCCTCGGGCGCGCCGCTGCGCAGACGCTCCACGAGTTTGTCTTTGACCTTCTTAAGGACAACGGCAACATTTATGACGGCACCGCGCTGTTTGCGGCAGGTCACAACAACCTTGGGACCACGGCGTTCAGCGCCTCGGCTCTCAAGGATCTTCGCCTGAAGATGCTCAAGCAGACTGACTTGAACAACAGCAAGCGCCTTGGCATTACGCCACGCCACTTGGTGATTCCTGTCGATCTCGAGCACGACGCGTTTGTGGTCCTTAACTCGATCGTTCTTCCGTCGGGTGCTGGCGTTGCCGCACCTTCGGACGCGAACTACGCCAAGACCTACGGTCTCGAGGTTATCTCGGTTCCGTACTGGACCGACGCAAACAACTGGTTCCTCGTTGCAAGCCCAAGCGACGTCCCGACCATCGAGGTCGGCTTCGTGAACGGCGAGCAGCCAGAACTGTTCGTTGCTGACCAGCCAACCGTTGGTTCAATGTTCACGAACGACAAGATCGTGTACAAGATCCGCCACATCTACGGCGCTGCGGTTCTGGACTACCGCGGCTTCGCAGGTGCCATCGTCGCCTAAGCGACTCGGAACTGGCAGGTTCGAAGAGGGGCTGGGGCGCAAGCCTCAGCCCCTCTTCATCTAGAGGAGAAACATGGCGACATACACAACCACAGACGCACGGAATCAAGTAAAGCGAGTCCTCCGCGACGAGTCGGTCGTCACAGATGAGCGTTTGCTAATTGACGGCAACGTCGACATTTTTGTGACCCAGGCAGCATTGCGATACTCGCTCGATAACCCGCGCCAGGTTGCCGAAGACGTTACCGCCGATGGGACGTCCGTTATGGCGCTGCCGTCTGGCTGGGTAAGCGACTTCTCCGACATTCTTAGCCTGGAATCCCCGCTCGACCAGCAGCCACCTATGTACCTGGACCGCCGCGATTGGGAGTTTTACCAGACGCCAAGCGGTCTAAAGATCCGCTGGACGCGGCTATTCCAGCCATCTGGACGCGCTGTGCGGGTTCTCTACACGGCTACGCGGGCGTATAACGCCTCCGCTGCGAGCACAACCATTCCAGACAACCATCATTTTGCTGTCTGCGACCTGGCAGTAAGCATCTGCGCCGACGCAATTTCAATGAAGTACGCGCGCGCGCACGAGCCTGTTTTGAACGCTGACATTACGAATTACCAGGATCGCGCCCGCGTGTGGGCTGACATTGCCCGCCGCTACGAGCAGCGCTACCGCGATGCCGTGCGCGTGACCGACACGCCAAAGGCTGCATCGCAGTTCCTCAATTGGGACGTCAATCCGTCCCCAGCACGAGAGTACATTTTCCACCGCAAAGAGAACCGCTAATGCAAATTGCGTTTCAGTCCAGCCTCCGCGGGCTGCTGAAAGGTCCAGCGGAGTTCGAGCGGGCGCAAACTATGGCGCTCTACTACGGCGCTCTGTTTGCCCAGCGCGAGATGGTCAAGCGCGTGCCTGTTAACACAGGCATGCTGCGGGCATCTATTCAGGTGGGGCAGCCTGTCAATTCGCCAATCGAGAATGCCAAGATTGTCAAGATTGGACCGAGCGGCGGACCATCCCTGTACGCATATTTCGTTGAGAACGGGCGCAAGCCTGGTAAAATGCCACCATTCGAACCCATCGCTTATTGGGTAACGCGCAAATTGCGCATTGCCCCAGGCACGGAGGAATGGATGAACGCAGTGCAGGCAATTCGTTGGAAGATTGCAATGAAGGGTACAACGGGCGCCGAGTTCGTTAAGAAAACCGTAGAGATTGACGGCAAGCGCATCCAGGAATTGATGACGACGGCGTTTAATCGGGCGGCGGGGCTATGAGCACGTCGGCTATTGCGGCTGGAATCAAGACGACGCTTGAATCAGTTTCGACCGTTGGCGTGGTTTATGACTACCAGCCCGTCCCTAAAAACGACTGGTCGACGTTTGTTAACCAGTTTAGCGTGACGGATGGTGGCATCCGACGCATTAACGCCTGGACCATCCAATACACGGGCGAGCAGCGAGAGAAAGTCGGCATTGGGCTAGGCTCTACTCTTGCCGAGCGCGCAATCAATTTTGTGATCAGGGGTCACTACTCCTGGCACGACAACACGTCAGACGTGGCATTTCGAGACCTAGTAGAGGACGTCGCCGACGCCCTGGACGCGGCTGAGTCGCTTCAGGGAACGGCAATCCGCTCTCGGCTCGTAGAGGTTATTCTTCCTGGTGACGCATCGCCTATTATGTTGGGCGACGTGATGTGCCACTACGTGGAGATTCGCCTCCAGGCGATCGCGCAAGTCACGTTGGCAACAGCATAGGAGCAAATATGGCAGACGAAAAGAAGATCAAGTTGACCTGGGTCGGTGGAAACTGGCAGTACAAGAACATGGCACAGGGCGACGTTGAGGTCGACGCTGCAACCGCAAAAGAGTTGGTTGCGACTAAACTATGGGTGGAGTCCAAGACAGTTAGCGAGGCGGCAGCGCCTCAGACGCAGGAGAAGTAACACATGGCAGTAGGCGTAAAGGTAGGCAGGCAGACCACTGCAGGTTCTGCAGCCTCAACATTCATCAGCGTCCCAGCGGCGTTTGATAGCAAGTACGTTAAGGAAAACCGCGTAGTCGAAGAGGTTCGATCTGGTCAGGACGTCCGTTATTCGGTCATCCCTGGTCTCGAGCGCGAAGAGTGGACCATCGGTCAGTCGCATATTTATGACGACTCGGTCGGCGCCCTGCTCAACGGTCTTTTTGGCACGGCAGTCTCAACCCCTGGCGCTGGCGGTGCTGCGCCAGCCATTACCAACGTATGGAATTTCACCGATAGCACCCCGTACCTGACGCTTCAGGCAATCCAGCCACGCCGCAGCACAGAGCCATATCAGATTGTCGACGCCGTCGTCAATTCGATGCAGTTCGCGTTTGAGGCTGAGGGCGTAGTTTCATTTGCATGCGATGGCATGGGAGTTGGTCGCACGTCGATCGCTGCTCCTACCTACGCATTCAGCACGCGCGCGCCGTTTACGGCATGGCGCGGCACTGCCACGATCGATACAGTGGCAAATGCCAAGATTCGCAAGGGTACGATTGGTATCACCCGAAACCGCAAGCCGCTGTACACGCTTGCCAATTCGGTTGACCCAAACACCTGGTCATACGGCGCGCGTGCTGTCGATTTCGACATGACGCTCGACTTCTCGTCGGTCACCGAGTACGACTATTTCCGCAACAACACCACGAAGGCGCTTAAGTTCTCCTTCGCTGACGATCAGACAATTAGCACCAGTGGTCTCACTGGTCTGTTTTCGATCGAGTTGTTCAAGGTCGCATTCGAGACTGGCGAAATTGACACCAACGAGGATCTTCCAAGCCTGAACCTCAAGGGCAAGGCGCTGGTTGACTCGGCAGGCAAGACGATCGAAGTCACGGTCCGCTCAGGAACTGACTACGAAGCGTAAGTAGTACAATTGGGACAGAGGGGCGGGACATGCGTTCCGCCCCTCTCGACCGTAGAAGGAGGTTCACATGGGTTCGTTCAAGACACTTGCACAGCGACGAGCGCAGGACACCGCAGTCCTTACGGCTGCCGACATTCCTGAAGGCGTCAAGCCAGAGGATTGGCTCCAAGAAACTGAAACCATCACGTACTGGAAGCGCCTTCCGCACGGCGCAATCCAAGACATCGTGGCGGCTGCCTCAAAAATGAGCACAGACTCGCCAGAAATCCAGGGCTGGGATGCCAAGCGCGCGCTTCAGGCGCGGCTAGAGGTCGGCATTGTTGACTGGAACATCAAAGACGGAGACGGAATTCCCGTTGAGTGGCGCTCCACGCGCGCGCGCGAGTTGCTCGACGGCATTCCCTACGCGGTCTTTAATTCACTGCAGGGGCTAATTGGCAGCGGCGATGAGAAGGTCGAGGTCGAAGCAGATCCAGTGGGGGAAGCGCAACCCGAACCCTAAGGCGCTGGATGGACGGGAACGGCGAGGCACCTCGCTGGGTCCCGATGGTCCTTCTAGCAGAAGAGTTCGGGTGGACGTACGACGAGATCCGCGAGACGCCAGACTGGTTCATTCAACGCTCCTTGCTGTACATTAGCGAGAAGAATCGGCGGTCTAATAGGGAGAAGTAATGGCTGAGAGCGTTGTTGGGCTAGTACTGAAGGCGCAAAATCAAGCGTCTCCAGAGTTGCTCAAGGTTACCCAGCAGATCTCGCAACTGGGTAAGAATGCACTTACGGTCACTGACTCGACCAAGCGTTTCGCTGGAAACCTTGGCGCGCTCGGTGGCGTTGCCATGGGCGCATTCCGATCTTTGCAGTCCGTCCAGATTGCCGTCTATAGCCTGACGTCTGGGTTCCAGCAAGCGCAGCATGACGCTATCAACCTCAATGAGGCGATGGCACGCAGCCGACGGCTGTTTGGGGAGGCGTCTGCCGACGTCGAAAAGTTTGCCTCAGTATCAGCAGAATCGTTCGGTATTGCCAGCGGCGACGCCCTCAAGTATGCAGCGACGTTTGGCAACATCCTCATTGGTATGCGAGTTGCCCCATCACAGGCAGCAGACATGTCTAAGGCGCTTGTCGCCCTATCAGCCGACCTCCGCGTCTTTAACCAGGACATCTCCCAGGAGGAGTTGCTTAACCGCATTAAGTCGGCGCTGACGGGCAACAATAAGAGCCTCCGCGAGTTTGGCGTCACCCTATCAGAGTCGTCTGTCAAGGCAAAGGCAATGGAGATGGGTCTCATCTCCAACGAAAAGCAAATGACGGCTTCCATTAAGGCGCAAGCGCGCTATGCCTTGATCGTCGAGCAAACGGCTGTGGTCCAGGGAGCGTTTGCCGAAAGCGGCGGCAGCATTGTGGTGTCGCAGGCAAAGATGCAGGCAAAATTGCAAGAAGCATCGCAGCAGTTGGGCGTTGCATTAATGCCAATTTTGCGCAAGGTCCAAGAAGTCATGCTCATGATGGCGCAGGCTGGACGGGCTATTGCGGACGTTATTAGCCAGCATATGAATGTTGCATTTGCGGCGTTGGCGATTATTTTGACACGGGTCGCACTGGGCATCCGCATTAACAACACTGCTCTTCGTGAGTTAATTATTGGAAAAGTTGCTGCCGCTCGTGCAACAGTTGCAGAAACAGCAGCCCTATCTGGTTCGCACGTCCCTACAATGATTTCTACGTTGCTCACCAAAGGTTTGGCTTCCGCGGTTAGGAGTTTGTGGGCAGCACTTGGACCAATTGGCTGGGCAATTATTGCCGTCACGCTTGCGATGGAGGCGTTTGGCGTTGCTGGGTCGGATTTCAAGGACAACATGGGGCAGGCAGAACTTGCGTCTATGGAGGCGGGGGCGGGCATCCTGGACACCGCTGACGTTATCGCCGAGGGCGAAGTTGACATGGAGAAGGCGGCAAAGAACTTTTTTGGTCCGATTGGCGACCAGGCGACAATCAATTTGGACATGGCAACAACCAACGTGAAGAACGGCGTGCGCGGGCTGATCGAAGGATTCCGTGGCAACCGTAACGACATTCGCAGTGCAGTTGACCAGTTGAAGGCGGACCTCAAGGACGCCATGAACCCAAAGAAAGAGATTGCGCAACTTGAGAAGGAGATGAATTCTGACCTTCTCAAGCGCGCGCTGAAGTCTAACGATCCAATTGTGCGCGCTCAGGCTGAGTACACCAAGAAGATCATGGAACAGCGCATCGCTATCTTAAAGGACCCAAGCATCATGAATCAGGCGCTGGCGACTGGTCAGACCATCGACCAGGTGCTTGAGGATCGCGCGGCGCAGGCTGCCCTTGACGCAAAAAACGAGACGCAGCAGCGCCAAGAAGAAGAGATGAAGACGGCAATTGAACTTGCATTCCGCCGCGGCGAAAAGGATGGGCAAGCGTATGTTGCTGGCTGGCACAATGGCGCTGCGGTCGTCACGACTCCAGTTGGGCTTGAAATGCTTACCGATCCAGAAGCGCGACGTGGCGAGATTCAATCATACGGTCGTGTGCTGACATCAGAAGAGCGGCTGGCGATGAATCAGAACGCAGGAGTCGTCGCGGCAGTTGGTCAGGCGGCAGGAAGCGACAATTACGCCGCTGCGATTGAGCGCGCGATGCAGTCTGGTGGGTTTGGTATTTCGGCGCCTGCAATCCCAACAACGACTGGGGTTGGAGTTGTGCCACCTGCATGGGCATCTAATCTCAATACGGGAACGACAAACGTGACCATCAACCAGACGTTTGCTCCTGGCTCAGTTGCCAATAAAGACTACATCAACCAGGTTGGCAACCAGGTCATCAAGTCTCTCAATACGTCTGGAGTACGCACCCGCACTGGCGGTCAGATTCCGCCGATTGCGCAGTAGCCCATGGGATACGCGTATCGCGTCAAGGT